ACATATTCTTGAGCACAAATGGCTTTCATAGAGCCAGTATTTGAGAATGAAATTTGGTAAAGCACGGCGCTAATTGTGTGATGGTGAACGATGGCCAATTCCTATTCAGAATTGACCAAGAGATGCAGGGCGATTCGATCACCCAGCTCACGCTTTGTTGCATCCGGTTTGTGTCAGTCAAACCCCGTAGATTCGCTTGTGAGCAACCCAAGTGATGGCCTGGATTTGGGCTGCTGTGTAATGCTTACCGTAGGTTGCATTGATGTGATCAGCTGCAGCACGATAGTCATCACTAATTTCCCGGTACAGTTTCACACCGATAGAGGGGATCTCTTTCAGCGTGAGGCGCTCACCAACCCACACAGAATAGGCGTGGCCATCAACAACTACAGCATCGACTTTGCCGATGATGCACTGATAGAATGCCACAACTTTCCTGCCATTCAGGATAGTTTCATACTGCAGCGGATCGCCACACTCAAGCAAGACAATCGCCTTAGCTTTGTTCTTGCCATACGTGCAGACCTTAACGTCAGCAGCAGCCTCAGATCCTGCTGCTACATATACAGAGATCAGATCCTCTGCGTCTTTACAGTTACGCTCCCACTTGTTGTTAGGAGAGAGTGCTGCAATGACAGCGGACACGGTGAGAACATCTACACCAGTCTTGTGAGAGATAGCAGTAGCAATCTCACGGGCTTCAGGATACCAGTTGGCACCATTAACCTTCTCAGCTTCAGTGGCTAGTAGAAACTTGCCAATGATGTTTGCGGTGTTCATTGTTAGATTTGCGGTGGTATTAGCACTGAGTTAGTGCTAGACAGGGATGAGAGATTCGATCTCAAGCGTCACGCTTACATCCCTGCAGTTGATCAGACAAAAGCCATTGCAGGCAGTTCTTGGATTGCTACAGCTTCCTGATGGAACATACCCTTATAGAGCTCAGCAGTGAGTAATACTTGGGCATAGTCATCTGTACAAACTGTGAGAACCTTGGTGTCTTCCTTCTCACCTTTCCAGTAGCCAACCGCATCCGTGATGGTGAACCCATCGAACAGAACACGATAGACAAACTGATCGAACATCTCATCTGTGACATAGCCACCAGCGGGAATGTTGCGGCCGAGGAAGAGCTGATAGGTGCGGGTCATTGTCTCAAGTAAGCATCACTCAGTGCGATGCAATGTAGGTGGCAGGCATTGCACCTGCCAGGGAGCTATTCTCACCCTACGGTATATTCAATGTCAGAGATTGCATCGAGAAGCTTAGAGAGTTGTGGATGATCATTCCATTCATCCCATTGTTCTTCTGATACATTCTCTCTGACGGTGTTAAAGAGATCAAGTAAGGTCTCGATCTCTTCCATCATTTGACTGACAGTTTGTGTGACGGTCATTGTCTTGTTTGCAGTGGTGTAATTAATCAGCCGAAATAAACACGTAAGCCAGTCTTAGGATCAAGCTTCCAACCCCTACGCTGGATGAATTCAGCAGGGGTGCAACCTTTGCCCTTACCGGCTGGCTTACCATTCTTCAGCTGACGGCAACCTTTGGTGAACATGGTGCTAATTAAGTCTCTCTCAGTGAGAGACAATTGGGCAGTCAGCGAGTCGACGCTGATCCACGGCTGGCCGTGCTGCCCGGTTCTCTTATTAGGTGGGAGATTCTCTCCATCCCACAGACTGGCCGGGTTCAGTGTTTGGCTACCCCGGAACCAGCTGGCTAGCGGCCGAACCGCTTTGCTCTCACGCTGGCCGGTGCCCTTTACCTGCCGCTTCTTCAGTCTTGCTATTCGGTTGTCTAGGTGCGGTGCGGTTGGCATCTCTGCCCCCCTCACATCACCAATATGGCCCCTGGCTTTCACCAGTGCAAGTGATTTGAGCCTGAATCCCTGTAAAGAGTTGTTGCAGTGCCCCAGAAGCCAGTGATGGTGAGGGATCTCGGGATTGTTACAAGTTTGTGAAGCACCCCAGAATGAGTAGGAATGCCTAGGGAATGCGTTACAACTCTGTAATAATGATGCTGGAGAGCACCCTATTCTGATCTCGGAGCTCTCATCGATGGATCGAGGATCCATTCCTCTTCAATAGCCTCGGCTGCCCTTTTGATGGCCAATCTCTTATCATCACTGAGCTTGTGGTAAGGATCACTTAGCACTGCAGCGAATCGATCCAATCTGTCCACCATAGAACGGAATGCAAACTCTATGGGTGTTTCGCGTTGCTTACTCATTGCTTGTGTTTGTGTTAGTAACTGGGCACTACAGTTAGTGTTAGCTGGATCACGCACAGATAATCTTACATATGCACATCTATTGCGAATGATTCTCAATAAGGAAAGGCCAGTGATACCAGCCGATCTCAGCCTCATTAGATCATATAACTGATGAGAACCCAGGCCACCACTGGGTTTTGCGGTTGCTGAACACGATCGGACGCATTCATCCCCCCTGAGTGAGTAGTACATCCGTTTGATCTGGCCAGGTAGGAGTGATTTAGGGGGCCTATGGGGGGATTCCTGGGCCGCTACGGTTACGTACACACTTCAGAAATTTCCCCCAAATTACTCCGGGTGCCAGAACAGCGCCAACAGGAGCATCACAAACAAAAGACACCATAAGACCAGAGTCATTTGTCATCCTCCACCCAAGGAGCACGTAATCTCATCTCAGTAAGCCCCTCTACTTGAGAAGGCTTCTCAGTAAAGACAGGATCAGAAGACACCTTCCATTCATCAGCCACAGAGGCTGCTTGCCTGTCAAACTCAGCCAAGGTCATCTTGGTCTTGATGGTTACCCAACCAGGAGCACACTCCGCAAGGAGACGCTTATACCAAGGATTAAACCTAATCCGAGGATTCTGATCAGCATACCAAACAGCAATCTCATAACAACAGTAGTAGAAGTAGTCTCTCATAAACTAAGCCGATGTAATAACCGGCTATAACCGGTAATAACCTACTTAAGGTATTGGTCTGACTAGCAGTAGGAAATGTTAGGGTAAAAACTACCCCCCCTTACCCCCCACGAATGGGGATAGGGAGATGTATTACCAGAGGCCTGACTGAGCGAGTGAGGTATCTGTTGCTGTCATTCAGGAACTACCAAAACCTGATGAAGCGGGGGTGCTTGGATAGGGAAGCCAGGAGGCAGTCCGTAAGGGCTGATCTCCTGGCCTGGGTCCGCTATCCAAAGAAGTCTTTTGAAGAAGGGCACCACTCCTCCTTCTATACGATCGACCCTCTATGAAACCCAGTCGTAGACACGGTTTGTCCGTCGCTGGGCAAGCTCCTTAAAACCAAGGCCAAGGGCCAGGGCATCTGTAGCTCTCTTGGGGTCTTCCAGGATCATCTGTTGCATTGCAGACCACTCGTCATTACGGCGTTGGGCCTGCTGCTTAGCTGCAGAGAGGGCTAGGGCATCAGTGAACCACTGGACACCCTGAGCCATAGCATCGATACGGTCATCGTGCTTAACGGCTCCCTTCTCCTTACACATCCGGGAGCACTGATACATCAGCATATACTCCAGGCGCTTCTCGGGAGGGCTGTCTGGGTTGGAGCGATAGTCCCACTCAATGATCTTGGGATCCATCACCAGCTTGTGTTGGTTCAGGACGGGTTCAAGGGTAGCGATGATGCGTTCTTCCTTACGGACAGAAGCGCGGACCTCTTCAACGTGAGCAGCACACTGCTGTTGGACGAGGTGTCGTTTGATGAGTTCACACACCATACCGTCACCGAAGTTGGATTCAACCAGCAGGGTTGAAGCCTTGTATCGTTTGGCGAGGGAGACGATCTCCCGGAGGGTGTCATCGCTATAGCCATCCCGGAAGGCCTTCATATCCCTCACGAAGATGTAGCCATTAGCCTGACTCATCACCACAGCGACCGTCTCATCGAGGCCACGGCCTGACGGGTCGATAGATACAATAGTCTCAGAGTAATCGCAGGCCGCCGAATCAATAAACATCGGGGAGTACCACCGATCACCTGGGAGACCGACCGCAGGCAGATCTTTGAGTACGTATCGGGGATCACAACTCCAGGAATACTTCTCAGCACATTCACCCCCAAGAGGAGTGATAATGAAATCAGAGAACCGAAGAGGAAACTTGTCCGCATCGCTCAGGGTAGTGTTCAGTTGGAACTGGAGCTCGAAGTTGGAGCGGCCCATTGAGGCCTCACGCTCCATCAGCTCAATATCAGAGAAGCGGCTATCTGTAGGATCACCCGCCTTTGCTCCGGCCTCCAGATCGGCCTCTAGGAGCGGCGCTAAGGTGCCTTCATATAGCTCTGGCTTGTCAGGGTACCTAGAGGGCCAAACAAAGGGCCTGTAGCCCCTCTCAGCGAGCTTTCTGTAAACGGTAAAGGTTGTCTGGGGAGTACCCAGGAAGAGGATGCGGGAGGTGGGCTTAGGCATAAGGATAGCCTCAGCCTCAGAGATCAACTGCAGGAGCTTCTCCCGAAGCATGTCTGTAGCTGAGTTACCGGGGACCTCCACGTCATCGAACAGCATGATGTCGGCACGAGAGCCGGTCATGTTTCCCGAGATACCAACAGACTTCACAGAGGGAGCCTGGGTAGGGGTACACCCACCAATATCAAAAGACACCCGGCTCCAGCGGGCCTCATCATTAGAGGGCCGCATGTGCTTCAGCCAGGGGATAGTCAGGATCAGCTTCTGAAGGAAGATCGAGTTAGCATCAGCCCGTTCTTTCGAGGCCGAGATACACATCACCTTGATGTTGGGATCCTTATAGAGTTCCCACAGGACGTAAGCCGCAGTAACGTAGGACTTACCGATACCTCGGAAGGCCTGTACCTGAAGACGCTTGGGACCACGCTGTAGGTAGTCCGCGATAGCGTATTGGGCTCGTGTGGGAGAAGGGAGACCTAGCTCATGCCAGACAGCAGCCAGGAAGTATTTGAACTCCCCCTTCAGTTTCGCCTCTAAGGCGTCTTGAGTTTTACGCACGATAGAATATACCTAAAGGGAAGTAGAGGGGCCTTACAGAGCCACGCAGGCCCCTCTCAGAGTGTTTACTGTTTGCCGTAGCTAGCGGCTACGTTGGCCGACGTATTCATCGACATAGCAGCACCGCCGTACTTAGCACCAGCAGCGGCTGTAGCCGAGGTGTTGATACCCAGGGATCTGCCCAGGTTCATCCCACTACCGTAGGAGTATTGGTTGACGCTACGAGCCCAGCCAGAGCTGTTAGCACCAAAGGCCGCCTGGCCATACCTATTGGATTGGCCCTTGAAGTAACCGTAGTTGGCAATACCTGCCTGGGCGATCTCACCGAGGCCCGGCAGACCACCCACCTTCGTGTTATTACGGCCATAGCCAAGGTCACCAGGCTTAACCCCTCCGACAGAGAGATCCACGGCCTTAGGCCCATAGGCTTGGCTAGTCCGGGTATTAGTCCGGGAAGGCATCTTGTAGGTCTGACCAGAGGTCTGGGCCTGGATACCAAGCTGACCACCAATCGCACTCCAGGCCTTCTTCTGGCTCTTAGGCAGGCTGTTCCAGGCCTTCTTGCTATTGCCCTTGGCGACTGAGTCGAAGATGGCGAACCCGGCATTGGGAGTCGCAGCAATGTTGCCCAGGTTCTTCTGGAGCTTGTCGATCGCAAAGCCCTGATCCTTGCCCTTGATCCCCAGCTTGTTGAGGAGCTTGTTGAGAGGCCCCTGGGGGATCGCCGGCTTGTTCTGGGGTTGAGCCGCTGGGGCCGTCACCTTTGGGGTTCCGCCTGTGTAGTAATGCTTGTAGACCTCATTAGCCGCCTGCATACGGCGGTCTGTATGAGGCACACCGGGGCGGAAGTAGCCCTTACCTTCCTTGGCAGAGCCCGTGAAGTAAGCGGCATACTCACCAGGACCCTTGAGGTTATTAGGCATTCTCTCGAACACCTGGGTCCAGCCAATCAGGTCTCGGTTGAGGTACTCCTTAGCGAAGTACTCGATCTGCCACTGGGCAGAGTTGGGGTCCTTACCAGCAGCACGCGCCGCAGCGACTGCTTGGTCATAGGGTCCACGGCGTACACCCGTGTACTGGGAGAGGCCCCGGCCACGGCCAGAGCCCTTCTCCACAACATCTAGGTTCGACAGGTCTTTACGACCGGTCTCGATCAGCCAAGAGCCAATGAGACCAGCCGCCTGCTGTGCATTCATCTTGGGGATCTTGCCACCAGTCAGGTTGGTGACAGTCCCATCAGTGAGTGCCTTGTAGATGTAGTCAGTATTCTGTGACGCCGAGAACCATCTGTTCTGCGGAGCCATAGGACTTAGTTCTGAACGGAGGTTGCCTTACCAGTGCTGTTCACAGTGGTGACCAGATAGTCACCCACCAGCTTGTTGAGGTAGCCCAGGACATCACCCACAGATGCGGAGGTGGTCAGGGCCTGGAGATCGGAGACGGCTGTTGCGTCGAGCTTGATGTGGCCATAGCGCTTCTCCAGGGAGAAAGCGGTACGGTCCTTCACATCAGCTGTGAATACTTGTGCGGTCATTGTTGTTAGTTCTGTACGGATTTAGCTTTGCCAATCTGGGCAGCACCCACGAGGCCCTCACCCCAAACCACATCGCTGAGGACTTGGAGTACGTCCTCGACGCTGTCAGTGGCTTGGATGTTCTGGAGCACCAGCACGCCAGCGGCCCCGACCTTGGCGTTGCGGCACTTCTTTTTATCTAAAGAGAATGTGGTGGCGCTCTTCACGTCCACCGCAAATACTTCTGCTGTCATTGTTATGCAAGTCGTAAGTTAAGGAACTCATCCACCTGCACGGATCCCTTAGCAAAGTTGCAGGAGCGACAGGCTGTCACGCAGTTGGATGCAGTTGTAGCTCCGCCCCTGCATCGGGGACGGACGTGGTCAATGGTTAGGTTGTCGTCAGCGCCGCAGTAGACACACTGGCGGCCATCACGATCAAAGATTGACTCTCTCCACATCCGCTTTGCATCGCTGCTGCGGAAGGTAAGGAGTTCGTGCATCAAGGATCGTGGGGTTTCCATAGCAAGACATCAGGAAGTTACTTTTTGGTGGACTTACCGTTTGCCCCCTGCCTCGCTCGGTTCTTCTTGGGGGATTCGGCTACAAGCTTTCCGCTCTTGGTGTGAGACATATCATCGCCGCCCTTGCCATACACACCACGCTTCCGGCGCTCCGCATTCAATTCAGAGCGATACTTACGGTTAGCTGCGGTCTTGTTACGCTTACGTTGGGCGGCGTTCTTCTTTGCCCTGGCTTCTGGATTGTCCCGGTAGTACCGGGCACTCTTGCCAGGGTTCTTTGCACGCCTTGGAGCCATTAGGTGATCTCCTCTTCGACTTCATCGAAGGTGAGCTCGGGGATCAGGCCAGCAAGACTTGCAAGCGGGCTGTCCTCAACGGGGACTCCTGTGATATCGTTCTTCGCCAGCCAATCAATAGCGGCACGAAGGTCTGCAGTTGTAGCCTCACCGGACTGGATGCGAGCAATGAGCTCCTTAGTCAAGATGCCATGAAGCATCTCGAACATCTCAGCCGTAGCCATTGTCGGCTCTTCTTTCTTCTTGCTGGCCATGTTAATCACTTGCCTTTTGCTTAGCCATTTCTCAATACAATCTTATCTAGCTTATCTTCGATGCGAATCATATGATCCTCCATCTTTTGAAGAATGATTGATAGCTCTTGCTTTTGAACAT